GTGAGCTTGGCGGGGGGCTTCTTGGGCATGGGTCGACTATAGCAGAGGAATGAGAGGGGGCGCAACGGGGAATGTGATCTGCTATAGTAGGGGTATGACAGCTACCGATGATCGGCCCTTCGCGGCCAACGCCATGGCCCGACGCAACCAGGCGCGGGAGGCGGCGATCCGCGCCTACAACGCCAAGTGGGCGGACAACGCCTACGCGGCCCGTCATAACTCCATTGAGGCCGCCATCGCTGCCGCCATCACCGTGACCAACCTGCCCGACATCGTTGGCGCGGCCAAAATGGCCGCCCTGTCCCGCGTGTTCCTCACAGACGAAGAGGCCACGCTGCTCATCCGGGCCGCGTTCGAGGCGGCCGGATTCGAGGTGACGCAGTGAGCGACGAGACGATCACCATCCCCAAGGTCACCGCACAGATCCTGTTCGATGCGCTCACTACCTCCATGGACTTCGGCTCCGGCTTCCTGGACAGCGACGATGTGACCGCCCTGCGAGAGCTGGCCGTGGCCATCGGCGTGGACCCCGCCACGGCCACACCCGGTGAGTTCGAGAAGGACTACCCGCACCGTTTCGATGGTGAGACGGACCGGCTCCTGGTGGCCCGGATGTACGGGCTGTCCTCGGTGATCCAGCGCATCTCGGTGAACAGGGCGCCCTACACCACTATCGAAGTGGACCACTCCCGGATGCCCGATCACGTGCCCTGCAAGGTGGGGTCCTGGGGGCGCAAGTGCCTGAAGCCGGAGACCGACCCCATCCACCAGGAGCAGCCATGACCACCCTGACCACCGAACAGGCTGCCGCACTGGTGCGCATCCGAGCCTGGAACGACAGTCACCGCTGCCTGAACAGCCCCTTCCGCCTGTTCGGCGCGGCCGGCACGGGCAAGACCACCCTGGCCAAGCACATCACCGAAGCCCTCGGGGTGGACGCCGTGTTCGGCGCCTACACCGGCAAAGCGGCCAGCGTGCTGCGCCGGAAGGGGGTGCCGGCCACCACCATCCACAGCGCCATCTACCGGCCCGTGGGGGACTACGGCACGCGGCGGCAACTGGAAGGCGCTCGCAGGGAACTGGAGATACACCAGCGCCTGCTGGCCCCCAGTGACGAAGAGACGGAGCGTATCGAGGAAATCGAATCCGAGATCACCGCCCTGGAAGCCGAACTCAGGCGCCCCGGATTCGAGTTGAACGAGCAATCCGAGTGGGCGGACGCCGACCTCATCGTGCTGGACGAGGTGAGCATGGTGGACGCCAAGATGGCCGCCGACATCGAGAGCTTCGGGGTGCCCATCCTGGTGCTGGGCGACCCATACCAGTTGCCCCCGGTGGCCGGCAGTGCCGGGTACTACACCGGCACCACACCCCCGGACGTGGAGCTGACGGAGGTGCACCGTCAGGCACTGGAATCTCCGGTGCTGGCACTGGCCACACAGATCCGCGAGCGCGGGACGGCGGACGTGTCACGGGTGAAGGTGAGCCTGAGTGCAGCCATGGAGGCGGACCAGGTGCTGGTGTGGAAGAACAGCACCCGATGGGCGCTGACGGAGAAGATCCGGGAGCGGCTGGGGCGGCCGGCCGGCGTGCCGGTGGCCGGGGACCGGGTGATGTGCCTGACCAACAACCGCGAGATGGGCATCCTCAACGGCCAGCAGTTCGAAGTACTGGACGTGATCTACGGAAACGGCCGGCACACCCTGGCGGTGCGCGACGAAGAAGGGCACGAACGCAGGCTGTACGCCTACGCGGACGGTTTCCGGGGACTGACGGGTGAGGCGGAACTGAAGAACCTGCGCGCCTTTCGCGGCGACATCGGCGCCTTCACCTTCGCCGACGTGATCACCGTGCACAAGGCGCAGGGGTCGGAGTGGCCGCACGTGTACGTGGTGGATCAGACGGCCGGGCTGCGCTCGGTGACCGCCAAGCGGGAGGGTGCCGCTGCGGCTGAGCTGATGGCCCGGCGCTGGCTGTACACCGCGGTGAGCCGGGCCAGCGAGCGCGTGACGATTGCGAGCGTGAACGCATGAGCCCCGTGCTGCATCACCGCACCAGTGCCGCCCGGGTGAAGGTGATGGGCACCGGCGTGATGAGTGTCCCGACGAGAGGAGTGCTGCTGCGCCCCTGCCCGAAGTGCGATGCCCGACCGGGAGAGAAGTGCCGGGTGTGGGTGGTGCGCGAGGGCAAGCGTCTGTACGTGGCGCGGGTGCGCGTGAAGAGCCACCCCGAGCGCGGGAGAACGTCATGAGGGACCCGTACGAGATCCAGGACATGACCCGTCGCCTTGACGACAACATTCGCGAGCACGGCTGGGACGCGTCGGTAGACGCAGCTCAGCGCGCCCTGGAATGGGCAATGGGTGCCACCTGGCCGCGGATTGAGGGCTACATGGAGCGCCCGGACGACGAGCGGCGACGGGAGTGGATCGCCCGGGGCGGGGATCCGAAGGACTGGCCGGTGGAGCTGTCATGAGCCGGCCGATGGTGAGCCTCACTCGGGTGTGCCCGTACTGCGGGGCAGGTGTGGGGGAGCGGTGCCGGGTGTGGCGGGTGTCGGGCGGCGAGCGCGTGTGCGTCGTGCGGTACCGCAGCCAGCCACACCCGGCTCGGATGGGGAGGGGGTGAGCATCATGTATGTGATCGTTGCCAAGTCGCATGCCGGCGCGCGGGTGATCGGCCCGTTCGGCACCATCGCGCGGGCATCCGGCCGAGGACTGGAACTGTTCGGTCCGCTGACGTTCGGCTGTCCGGTCAAGTGGCGAGTGGCACGGGTGGAGGCGGATGAGCGAACCGGCCGTATGCCTGAGTCCGATTCTGGCCGGCCGGGCGTAGCCTGATCTTCCCCTGAAACGTCCGAGACCCCCGGGGCCAACCGGGGGTCTCGATGTGACATGACAACTACAGAAGAGGCATCCGAGTGACAGTTTACGAGACTGCCCTGTCCTACGCATCCGCAGGCATCTACGTGAATCCTGTTTACGTTCAGCGTGGCCCCGATGGCAAGAAGCAAGTACGCCCGGTCGGCCGCTGGCGCGAAATGTCCACCATCAGCAAAGCGGACATCTACGCCTGGTGGGGGCCGGGGCAGCCGCACGAGCACGCCGGCATCCTGATCGACTGCGGTAAGAGCAACCTGGTGGTGGTGGACCCGGACGGGCCGGACGGAGTGGCCACCTGGCTGGAACTGTTCGACGGAGTACCGCCCATCCCCCTGGGGGTGGTGAACACCCCGAGGGGTGGGCAGCACTGGTACTACTGGGCACACCCGGATCATCCGATCGGCAACGACCAGGATGGCAAGGTGGCGCCCAAGGTGGACGTGCGGGGCCTGGGTGGGCTGGCGATCGCCCCGCCCACCCAGGATGGCACGGGCACCTGGGAGTGGGTGACGCCACCGCAGTGGCATGTGGAGCACGTGGTCCCCGATCTCGTGATCGAGCGGATGACAGCCAGGAAGGCCGCCCCCGCCCCTGCGGTGCCGGCCCCCGGTGACGACCTGTTCGACGACTCCCAGCGGGAGTTCACCGAACAGCAGGCGATCGCCTTCGTGAAGGCGGCCAGGGTGCGACTGGCGCAGACGACGCAGGGCTTCAACGGGGCGATCAACAATTTCGCCATGGCCTGCGCACACTTTCCCTGGCGGGTGGACCGTGACCTGTGCGCCAAGTTGATGATCGAGACGTTGAAGCCGATCACCGGATGGACGGAACCGGACCTTCAGGATCGGATGACGATCAACAGCGCCTACGCGGCCACGGAGGCCGGTAGGAGCTGGGTGGCGGTGAAGCGGGAAACCGCCGGTCCCGAGGTGGGCACCTCGATGCGGGTGGATGCCGCGCTCCCCCGGCTGCACATCACCAGCACGGCGGACATGACGTACTGGCTGGCACAGGAGATCGGCACGCAGCGCCTGGCGGGATTCTTCCTGCGTGACTGCCGGGTGGTGCATACCCCGCGGGTGAATGAGATCGGCTACGTACCGGCTCCCGAGGGCAGCAACGGCCCGGCCGAGATCCGGCCGGTGAGTGCGGAGGAGTTGGCCGCCAAGCTCCAGTTCCTCTACGCCTGCTACAAGGTGACCAAGGAGGGGGAGGAGAAAGCCGCCCTGTTCCCGGTGGACGCGGGGCGCCGGGTGGTGAACGCTCCGGAGTCCGCCACGGGGTTGCGCCCACTGGCCGGCATCACTCTCACACCGATGGTCCGGGCGGACGGTTCGGTACTGGACACTCCTGGTTACGACAAGGGATCCGGATATCTGTTCCTGCCCGGTCCCGGGGTGAGCGTGCGTCCGGTGCCGTCCGAGCCGTCGGCCGATGAGGTACGTACGGCGGTGGAGCTGCTGAACGCGATGGTGGCCGGCTTCCCGTTCGACTCCGACGACGACCGGGCGAACTACTTCGGGCTGCTGCTGACACCGCTGCTCCGCTTGATGACCCCGCCGTCGTACAAGTTGTTCGGTATCGGTGCTCACCAGCCAGGGAGCGGCAAGAGCCTGCTGGCGCAACTGGCGAGTGAGATCCATGGTGGGGTACTGCGCTCCGAGGTGCCACAGGACGAGGCGGAGTGGTCCAAGCAGATCGGCTCCATCCTGTCGGCCACCTCGGCCCCGGTGGTGGTGCTGGACAACGTGACCGGCGTGCTCAAGTCGAGCGCGCTGGCCGGCATGCTCACCGCGGGTGGTGAGCTGTCGCAACGGGAGCTGGGGAAGAACGCGAACATCACGTACACCAATGACCGGGTGTGGGTGGTGACCGGCAACAACCTGTCCCTCGGCGGGGACCTGGTGCGTCGCACCATCACGGTGATGATCGATCCGGACTCCCCCAACCCCGAGCAGCGTACGGACTTCGCTATCCCCGACTTGGCGGGATGGGTGCAGGATCACCGCAACGAACTGCTGTGGTCGCTGCTGGTGCTGGTGCGTAACTGGGTGGTACGGGGCGAGCCCGAGAAGCGGGCACAGTCCGATTCGTATGCCCGGTGGGAGGCCGCGGTGGGCGGCATCCTGGCCGCCGCGGACATCGCGGGCCGCTTCGATGCGGAGTCCGGCAAGCGTGCAGCCGGTGGCGGAGATGATGACGGTCTGGCCGTCGTGCTGGAACACCTGGTGGCTACCTACGCGGAACGATCGTTCAGCGTAGCTGAGGCGCTGGCGCTCTCGCCGGACACGTTCTCGGCCGATCAGCGGGACTGGGTGCCGGGTGTGGTGCTCGACCGGCTTGCCCGGTCGGAGCCTGCCGGTCGCAAGTCGCTCGGGCACTGGATGCGGAACCGTCTCGGGCGCTGGGTGACAGGCACGGATGGGCGCGCTTACGTCATTCGTGAGGTTGGTAGGGATAAGAGGGGCTCTCTCTGGAAGGTGGAGGTTCGCGGCTAGCGAGGTGTTGGTGCGGTTAAGAGACCCCCTGTACCGATTTGTACAGGGGGTCTCTGGTGTAATGGTGCTAAGAGCGCAAAGTGAGCGGTACCCTCACGCGTGAATTTGTCAAGATCATCTTTAAAAACACCCCCGGAGGTGTGGCTCACTTTGCGTTCTTAGCACCATTGCACCAACTTCCCAGCAATCCTTGAAAGCGACCCCTTACCTGTGCTATAGTGGAGCTATGACTACCACCACCGCCCCCCATGCCGGGCAGTGCCCGCTCTGTGGCCGCGAGACGGGCAACACCACCCGGCATGTTCCGGCCTGTGAGCGGGACCGGGCGCTGATCGAGCGGGCCGGTGCGCACGCCGCCGAACCAGCCTCGCTGCATCCGTACGCGCGGTTCCAGCACGGCGTCACCGATCTGGATGTGGCACGGCTGCTGAGGGGGCTGGAGACGGGCGTGGAGGTGTATCCGGAGGGTCGGGGGTGGAAAGCTCGCGGTGAGAGCCCCCTGGGGCGCCTGAGCGCGTTGGAGCGGGTGGTGAACGAATGCATCCGGGTGGGCCTGGCGCACACCGCCACCGAGCGCACCGGTCCGGCCTCCTGGAAGGCCTGGCTGGTGCCGGCCCCTACGCATGCGCGTCACCCCGAGGACGGCAACCGTCCCGCCTGCCTGGCCGACTATTCGGCGGGGATCAAGCGATGGCGGCTGCTGAACGATCTGACCTTGGTGGACTGCCAGGCTTGCGTGGATGCTCTCAGTGAGGCATAGTACATCTATGACTACGCGCACCATGCTCAACGGGCCGGCACCCGTTTCCGGCACCTATCGGCTGGGCGCCAAGGGCGGCCGGATGATGGACGCCTGGCAGTTCATCTGGGACCGGCTGGACCGCGCCGAGTTCCAGGACGGGACCGTGCTCGCCGAGAAGGCGGCCGTCCGGTTCCACATCCTCCCGCAGAGCATCATCAGTCACCTGCACCGGATGGCCAAGGAGGGGCATCTGGAGACCGAGCTCCGCCAGGTGGACACGATGGTGATGCGAGCAGGCCGCGAGTTCCTCAGCAAGCGCAAGCGCACCCACTACCGGATCAAGGCGGCAGGCGAGTGAGCACCGCCTACCCTCCCGGGGACTGGCTACCACCACGAGACATGCCCCCCGCGGTGGTAGCCGCCTGGCGGGCGTTCTACCGCAAGGCGTGGCAGGCCTACGGGATCACTCCCGCCCAGTACCGGGCGCTGTACCTCGCCCAACTGGGGCGGTGCTACATCTGCCAGGAAGCTAAGGGCATGCACCCGGATGATCCCAAGGGCGGCGGTGGCAAACGCCTGGCGGTGGATCACAATCACTTGATGCGAGGCGTTTCCTCGGTGCGCGGTTTGCTGTGCTCGGGGAGCCTGACCCCCCAGACGTGCAATCGGCTCATTGCCTGGTATCCATACGACGCCCTGCGGCGAGCGATCGCCTACATGGAGCGACCACCCGCACAGGACGTGCTGCGCAAGCTGGCTGATGCGCCGGACGCGGACCCCACTGGGTGGGCCACGTGAGCGGGCCGGCGTACGGTTCGCTGGCGTGCTTTCCCATGCGCCTTGAGTGGGAGCTGGCCACGGGACGCAACGTCACTGAAACACAGCCGTTCCCCGCCCCTCTGCGGCACAGTGACATGTCGGTGCTCACCCTGGACGTGCCGCGCCCGGTGACCGATCTGGAGATGTACGCCATGAGCCACGGGTGGACCACCAGGCTCACCATGAGCGAGGGTTGGGAGCCGCACGCCATACATGGCCGGCCGAGCGCCAGCCCCAAGGTGAAGTGGGCGGTACGGATGCAGCGCGGAGTGGAACGGGCGGTAGCTGTCCGGACGGATGGCGCATGGTCGTCCATGTGGACATGGAGCACCAGCCAGTTCTTTCGGCGATACGGCACGTTGGAGGCGTTCAAGGGGGCTGTTCGGTGAGCGAGCCTGAGCTGAAGGTCACTAAGCTGTCCTATCCGCAGCCCCTTGGTGACGGATGGTGCGATCATGGGCGATCGGTGAAGTTCAATCTTTCCGTCGGGTACATCCGGCACGTTGATGACGGGTCGGCGTGTGATCGATGGGTGTTGACTCACGCGGACGCTGCCGAGCGGGGTTATCCACAGCCTGTGGATAACCCTGTGGATAACCCTGTGGATAACCCTTATCAGCTGCCTTATCGGAGTGGAGACTCCGGATGACGGGCTCCACGCGCGCCGATCGCGGCAAGCTCGGTGGCCTTAAGCGCATGGAGGTGATGCGCGCGCTGGCCCTGGGCGAGGAGAGCCAGTCGCAGATCGCGGAGCGCTACGGAGTGAGCCAGCCGGCCATCGCACAGTTCAAGGCGCGCTACGCCGTGGAGATCCAGGAGATCCGCGAGAACATGGCGGACCAGTTCGCCGGTCTGTGGATCACCAAGAAGCACAACCGCCTGGCCATGTACGAGGAGATCGCCGAGAAGGCGCTCAAGCCCACACCCAAGGTGACGCCGGCCGGCAAGGTGGTGCGCGATGTCGATCCGATCACCGGCAATGTTGAGACGGTTATGGAGATCGATGGCCGCCTGGCTGCTCAGGTGGCGAAACAGGCGGCGGAGGAGATGGGTCAGTTGCCCACTCGCTTGCAGGTGTCGGGGGAGATGAACACCACCACCACGTACCGGGTGGAGGGTGTGGCGCCTGAGGACTTGCAGTGAAGTGCGGCACGTCGGCTGGTTATCACGCGCATAGGCGCAGAGATGAGCGACCGTGCGCGGCCTGCCTGGCCGCCCGCTACGACTCCACTGCCGACCGTAACGCCGCGCGGGTGAGCGCACTGGGGCGGTTGGCGCGTGAGTACCCGGAACGCTTCCAGGAGCTGTACGTGCAGGAACTGGCTCGGCGCGGACTGAAAGCGAAGGCACCAGCGGTGGAGGGCGTAGCCCCGGAAGATCTGCAATGAACGACCCCACCACCACGTATGAAGTGCGCCTGGATGGTGTGCGAGTAGTGCTTCAGGTGCGCGACGCGGCCGGCTGTCACTGGAGCATCGGCGCCCTGCTGGGGGACAAGGCTGCGCACTACGACGGTGAGGATGTCGGGGTGGTGTGGGTGCCGGTGAGTGAGGTGCTACCCGGCGCGCAGGTCGCCGGCATCAAGGTGATCACCGAAGATCTGCAATGATCGCGAGGGGGCCGGCACCGCCATGCCGGCCCCCTCAGTGCTGATCAGGCGGGGGTGACCCTCACCCAGTCGCTGGAGTGCGCGGGGTTGGTGCGCATGTCGTGGCGCATCTCCGTCTTGATGAAGTCCACCCGGCTCTCGTCCACCGTGATCGAGCGCCGTTCCCGCGCCTCGTTCAGGCCGCTGGTCTCGCCGTTGACCTGGGTCACCTTGTAGTTCGCCATCTCTGTCTCCTCTGTAGCTCTCGCTTGCTTGTACCCATACTATAGCAGACCTGTACGGGCCGGCACAACCCCTTGCGCTCATCTCTTTCTCTGCTATAGTAGAGGTATGACAGACACAGAGAAGCTCCAGAAGATCCGCGAGATCCTCGCCCCCGAACCCACCCACATGCCTTTGCCGGCCAGCGTGGAGGTGGAGCTGCGCGCTCTGGCCGCTGACTGGCTGGAGAGCGCCACCCACTACACGTACGGCCAGACCATCCTGGACATCCTGGATGGTCGGTGATGGCAGGGCAGTTCGCCGCCATCGCCATCACGCTCTACGTCGCCCATCACGTGGGGGACTACTGGGTCCAGTCGGACACCGACGCGCGCCACAAGGGGGATCCGGGATCGACCGGACGGCTGCACTGCCTACTCCATGTGATCAGCTACCTCATGACCCAGGTGGCGCTGCTCCTGGCGGCTTCCTGGGCGCTCAACCTGCACCTCAGCACGGCCGGCGTGCTGACCGGTCTGGCCGTCTCTGGCGTCACCCATTACCTCGCCGACCGGCGTGAACCGCTCAAGCGCATCGCCTCGTGGATCCCGGGCAAGGCGCGGTTCGCCGCACTCGGGACGCCGCGGGCCGGCCGCGACGACAACCCGCAGTTGACCACGGGCCTGTGGGCGCTGGATCAGGCGTGGCACATCTTCTGGGGCGTGTGGGTTGCCGGCCTGCTCATAGCTCTGCTATAGTACAGGTATGACGAACGAAGAGATGCAGATGCGCAAGGCCAACATCGCCCACATCAAGAAGGCCCTGCGCACCGCCGGCGCCAAGCAGGCCAATTGGCCCGGCGCCCCGCTGTCGCACTTCTCGGTGATCGGTGAGGAGCTGCGAGTGCTCCAGGCGATGATCGCCGACGGCTCCGTCCGGATCGTGGAGCGCCCCAAGGCGAACCCGGCCTACACCGCGACGTTCGTGTGCCTGCCGTGACAAAGCCGATCCTGCTCGACCTGTTCTGCCGCATGGGCGGTGCGACCGTCGGCTATCAGCGTGCAGGCTTCCACGTGATCGGCGTGGACATCGACCCCCAGCCCGGCTATCCGGGTGATGACTTCATCTGTGACGACGCTCTTGAATGCCTTGCCGATGAGGTCTTCATGGCGAAGGTCGACCCCGTTCTCATCCACGCATCCCCTCCCTGCCAGGAGGGCAACGCGGCCACCATCGGCAGCAACGGGCATCGCCCGAACGATCATCCGCAACTGGTGCCGCCCACCCGCGCGCTGCTGGACCGCATCGACATCCCGTACGTGATCGAGCAACCGGCCAGCAGCCGCAAAGGGCTGATCCGACGCGACCTCACCCTGTGCATGGACATGTTCAAGGGTGAGCTTCCGCCGCCGTGGGTGCAGAAGCACCGGTCCTTCGAGATCAGCGGCCTCACCGTGCCGCAGCCGAAGCACCCGAAGCACACCGGCTACGTGCGTGGTCACCGGCATGGCGTGGTGCGCACCGGCCCGAGCGCCCCCTACGTGGCCGGCTACGGCAGGGGCGGGGGCAAGGCGACGGTGGTGGAGATGCGCCACGCGCTGGGTATCGACTGGATGACGGATCATTTCGATCTGCGCGAGGCCATCCCTCCGGCGTACGCGGAGCACATCGGACGCGCGTTCCTGGCCTGATCCGCGACACCTGTGCTATAGTATAGCTGCATCTGATCCCCGCCGGCACCGGCCCCGAAAGGCTCCCGACAGGTCCGGCCGGACTGTCGCCGGGGAGTGCGCGCAACGAGACCGGCGGGGATCGGATGTCATGATCCTCACGTGACCATCACCGAACTGATCCACCACTTCCGCCCCCGCGGCGCAGCAGCCGAACTGCTGCGCTATCGCGGGGGCGAAGTGCTGATCGTGGGCGCGGCCGGCACCGGCAAGAGCCGTGCCGCCCTGGAGAAGATCCACCTGGTCTGCCTGCTCACTCCCAAGGTGCGCGCCCTGGTGATCCGCAAGACGGCCGTCTCCCTCACCGCATCCGCGATCAAGACGTACGAATCGGACGTGGCGGTGCAAGCGCTGCTGGACGGCACGGTGACCTTCTTCGGGGGCAACCGCAGGGAGCCTGCCCAGTACCGCTACAGCAACGGATCATCCATTGCCCTGGGCGGCATGGACAATCCCATGAAAGTTATGTCCACCGAGTACGACATCATCTTCGTCCAGGAAGCCACCGAACTTGAGGTGGACGAGTGGGAAGCGCTTACCACCCGGCTACGTAATGGCGTGCTGAGCTTCCAGCAGCTCCTGGCCGACTGCAACCCGCAGCAGCCCAACCACTGGCTCAAGCAGCGCTGCGACGCGGGCAAGACGCACATGCTCACCAGCACCCATGAGGACAATCCCCGCTATTTCCACGCCGATCGAACCATGACGCCGGAGGGCGAGGCGTACATGGCCAAGCTGGACGACCTCACCGGCGTGCGGTACCTGCGGCTGCGCAAGGGGATCTGGGCGGCGGCCGAGGGCGTGATCTACGAGGGGTGGCAGGATGCCACCCACCTGGTGCCGCGCTTCGAGCCCCCGCGCGACTGGACGCGGCTGTGGGCGGTGGACTTCGGCTTCATCCACCCGTTCGTCTGGCAGGAGTGGGTGATCGATCCCGACGGCCGGCTCTACCTGTACCGGGAGATCTACCGCACCAAGCGCCTGGTGGAGGACCACGCCCGGCAGATCAAGGAACTCACCAGGAACACCCCGCGCCCGCGCGCCATCGTGGCCGACCACGACGCGGAGGATCGGGCCACGCTGGAACGCCACCTGGGAGTGGGCACCATCCCCGCCAACAAGACCGTCAGCGAGGGGATCCAGGCGGTGGCCAGCCGGCTGAAGGTGAACGAGACGGGCAAGCCACGCTTGATGATCATGAAGGATGCATGTGTGGAGCGCGACCACGCCCAGGCGGACGCGCGCAAGCCCACCTGCACGGCAGAGGAGATCGGTGGCTACATCTGGCTGGACGGGCGGCTCAAGGAGCAGCCGCTGAAGGAAAACGATGACGGGTGTGACGCCATGCGGTACACCGTGGCGGAGATGGATCTGCACGGGATCACGCGGGTGCGGTGGGCGTAGGTCGGCTATAGTAGACTCATGGAGGGATGGATGCTTGTCGATCGCCACACTCACCGCATCGCACGTAGTCCCGACGGAGTATGGGCGATGTACTGTCCCGTGCGTGGTCCTGACAATCTGATCTACTACGCGGGATGGTGGGCTGTACTGACGGCCCTGAGCTGGAACACGTCGTGTCCGCACGATGATCTCTTGAAGTGGAGGTAACCATGCGCGTGGACTGCACCAGCGACCATGCCCTCACCCTCGCCGAGATGGGCGTCGTGCTCGCCTCCTGCTGGCCGGACTTCGTGGTGCAGCAGGAGGACATCGAACCCCTGGGGTCGTCCGGCGAGGCGTGGCGCGTGCCCGTGCCGGCTCCCCTGGCCGCCCGGATCAGCGGCGGTGAGCAGGGGAGCAAGTGGCAGAACGGCGCCACCGTGCCGGTGGATGATCAGCTCACCACGGTCACGCTGACGTTCGACCCGGGGACAGCAACTGAGGACTGAGCGGCGCGCAGCGTAGCGCCCAAGTCGGATGGCACGGTTACGCGTTTATGGCGGCCGAGTCCTGGCGCGCCGCTCGCAACCATCAGAATGACACACTGAACCGTTTCAAGCGCTGATCATGTACGATGCGCGCGTGACCATCGCGGCAACCTGGCGTAACGAGCGCACCACCCGCGCGCGCACCCGCCGTGAGTCACTCACACTACGGGCAGTCACTCTCCTGGCCCGCAAGTTGCCCTCGTGGCACCGTGCCCGCTCCGCCGTGATGCAAACCTCCGCCTGTGCGGCCATCGACGTAGGCCTGTTCCAGGCGCATCCGGTGGCCGGCTGGGTGGGTGTGGGTGTCTCGCTGTTCGTACTGGAAGCGCTGTCCGGCGGTGAACGGTGAAGCTGCGCCAGGGCAGGAAGAACCCTCGCAACCTCTACTTTCAGTGGAGGGACGGGCCAGCGGATGATGACGTCTGTCTGGGTCTGATCATCGATCCTGACGTTGCCGCCTTTCTCGTGAACGAGATCAACGCCAGCGACGATGCCGCTGTTCATCGTTTGGAAGCCGTAGTCCGGGAATACGAAATCGGTGACCAGCAGTGAGGAGTCTGCTGGGCTCCCTCATCAACCGCGCACCCGTCCCCTACACCGGTAGCAAGCAGAACTGGTACGGCGGACCGGGGCGCAAGTACGGCGCCACCGGCCAGATGGACGCCATGGGCGCATCCGCCACCCTGTTCTCCATCGTCAACCGCACCAGCACCAGCGTGGCCGCCGAGACCTGGCACCTGCATCGCCGCGCGGCCGGCAGCGTGTGCGAGTTCGAACAGCCGGACGGCGAGCCCTGCGGCACCAAGAACGTGGCGCACGTCCCCCGCCACCCCGCACAGGTGGTGCTGGGTCGGCCCAACGCGTTCTACACCACAGCGGAGACCTTCGAGAGCGGCCAGCAGCACGTGGACCTCACCGGCGAAGGATGGCTGGTCATGCCTCGCATCGGCGGGATGCCCGCCGAACTGTGGGTGGCGCGCCCCGATCGCATGGTGGTGGTCACCGATCCTCGTGACTTCCTGGTGGGCTACATCTACTGCGGGCCGGACGGGCACGAGGTGCCGCTCAAGCGCCAGGACGTGCTGCTCAACCGGATGCCCTCCCCGCTGGACCCGTACCGCGGTCTCGGCCCGGTGCAGACCATCATGCAGCAGGTGGCCGGCACCAGCATGAGCGCGGAGTGGAATACCAACTTCTTTCGCAACGGCGCACGCCCCGGTGGGATCGTCAAGCTGTCCCGCAAGATGAACGATGCCGAATTCGAACAGTTGGTGGAGCGGTTCAACTACGACCACAAGGGACCGGCCAACGCGGGCAAGACCGCCTTCCTGGAAGACGGTGAGTGGCAGGATGTCAAGCCGCTCAACATGCGTGACATGCAGTTCGTGGAAACGGCCAACCTCAACCGGGACACCGTGTTGCTGGCCTTCGGGATCAGCAAGTTCGCGGTGGGCGTGGTGGACGACATCAACCGCGCCACAGCGGACGCCGCCAAGGCGTGGTTCGGCGAGACCCTCACCCTGCCCCGCCTGAACCGTTGGCGTGGCCTGCTCAACAACGACTTCCTTCCACAGTTCCCCGGCTGGGATCCCAACCCGGACAGCTTCGGACACGTGTGGTTCGTGCATTCCAACCCGGTACCGGCCGATCGGGTGCAGGCCCTGGCAGAGAAGACGGCCAGCGTTCAGCAGTTCGTGGCCCTGATAGGCGCGGGGGTGAAGTCGGCGGATGCCGCTGAACTGTGCAACCTGCCGCCGCTGACGATGGAGCCCAGGCCGGAACCCAGGCCAGATGGACAGATTGACAAATCATCTGTCAACGAACCTCCCTCGGGTGAGCGGGAGGAAGCGGCGTGAACCCACAGGCAGCACAGCGCTGGGTCGCCAACGCACACATCGACGAGAACACCTGCCAGCCCTGCAAGGACAACGACGGCAAGCTCTACCGCAACCGGGAGCAGGCATATGCCGACTACCCGGGCGGCGAGGGGTACGCCAAATGCGAGGGACGCAGCAACTGCCGCTGCACGGTGGTCAAGCGCGGAAAGGCAACCAACGAGATGAATCCCAAGCTTCAGCGCGCGGCCGATCTGGTGGGCTCGAAGGTCTTCAGCGCGCGCGCCATGGCCGCTGTCAATCTTGCCAAGCTGGATCCCACGGCCGGCATGTTCGACCCGCCCGAGCCGGGCTTCCGGGCCGCACCGCCCACCAACGGCCAGAACGGGAAGTTGCACCTGTACGACGCCATCGGCGGATGGGACGGCATCCTGGCCATCGATGTGGTGAACGCGCTGGGCGGCATGATCGGCGACCTGGAAGTGCACGTCAACTCTGGCGGCGGCAGCATCTTCGAGGGCTCGGCCATCTTCAACGCCATTGCGGGATACACCGGGGGTAAGAAGATCGGTTACAACGATGGCGTGGCCGCCAGCGCGGGCAGCTTCATCCTGATGGCCTGCGATGAGGTGGTGGTGGCCGACAATGCCGTGACCATGATCCACGATGGCGCCGCGCCTGTGTTCGGCACTCCCGCGGAGTTGCGCGACATGGCTGACGTGCTGGACATGCTCAGTGACAACATCGCCAAGATGTATGCCCGCAAGACGGGCGGCACGGTGGCGGAGTGGCGCGAGATCATGAGCGACGGAGACACCTGGTACAACGCCGAAGAGGCGGTGGCCGCCAAGCTCGCTGACCGGATCCTTGGCGCCACCGAGGAAGAGATCGAGGAAGAGGCCACCAATGGCCTGGACCTCGGTATATTCACCGCACGTGCAAAAAACGGGGACACATCCCTGGATGACATAGACACAACCCTCACCACGCCCCTCACGGTGTCCGCCGTTGCTGGGCTCCGCGATGCCCTGAAAGGAGCATTCGCATGACCGACCTGAAGCCCAAGGCGGACCCCACCACCCCTGCGGAGTGGGAGGAGTACGTCAACACGGTGCTCACCTCGCCGGAGGACGCAGCCAGGGCCATCAACTCCGGCGAGTTCACCACCAAGCTCACTGCCTACATGGACGCCTACAAGGCATCCACGAACAAGACCATGGCGGACCTGAAGGGCCAGCTCACCGAACAGGTGACCGCGTCCGTGCTGGAGCTGTTCAAGCGCAACGGCACCGAGCCCACCGGCCGTCTCGATCTCGCCCCCGCCAACGAGCGCGCCTTGCGCGCGGGCACCGCCCGTAACGGCGAGGCCATCGGCGTGCACACTGAGAAGATCTGGAAGTCCGCCACCCAGATGCTTCAGGACGTGCTGGCCGTGGGCACCCCTCGGCAGAGCGCGGAGTCGCGCGCCCGGATGGACCAGTACACCGAGTTTGTGAACGCCTACAGTCAGGCGGTCCCCTCGGAGGGTGGCTTCCTGGTGCCGGAGCAGGTGCGCTCCGACATCATGACCCGCGCCCTGGAAGCCGCCGTGGTGCGCCCTCAGGCCATCGTGGTGCCCATGCCGGGCAGCAAGTTCCGCTGGCCGGCCGTGGACTTCACCACGGAGGTAGGCGAGGTGTTCGGCGGCATCGCGATGAGCTGGCTGGACGAAGGCCAGTCCATCCCCGCCACCAGCGGCACCTTCGCCACCGTGGACCTCAACGCCCATAAGCTCGGCGGCTACGCCAGCGTCCCGAACGAGATCCTGCGCCACGCTCCGGCGCTGGACCAGTGGATCCGCACCGCCATGCCGGCCGCCGTCACGCACTTCGAGGACCTCGGCTTCATGAGCGGTGACGGCGCGAAGAAGCCGCTTGGTGGCCTGCACGCGGCCAACCCCGCGCTCATCGTGGCCAGCGCGGAGAGCGGCCAGACCGCGGACACCATCACTTGGCAGAACATCCTGGATATGTTCTCCCGGCTGCTGCCGGAGTCGTACGGCAGTGCGGAGTGGGACATCACCCCGGACGCCCTTCCGCAGATCATGACCATGGCGCTGCCGGTGGGTACCGGGGGTTCCGCCGTGATGATCGGTGAGGGGTCCGGCCCGTCCAAGCTGCCGATGACCATGCTGGGTATCCCGATCCGGTGGACCCGCAAGACGCCGGCCGTGCTCGGCGACCAGGGGGACATCTCCCTGAACGACTGGAGCAAGTACATCGTGGGCGACACGATGGCCATGCAGTTGGCCACCAGCGAACACTCCTCGTTCCGTACCGACAAGACGGACTTCCGGATCATCGAGGAGGTGGACGGTCAGCCCGGCCTGCTGGCCGCGCTCACCCCGCAGAACAACGGACCTACCCTGTCGGCGTTCATCCAGCTCGCCACGCGCTGATTTGCTTGACGACAGATTCGAGCAACGCGGCAAGTAGACGAGTTTTCACAGCTCAGGCTACTTGCTGAGCATTTGCAGTACCGCTCATCCCGAGGGTGCGGGACCCCCCCCGCACCCGGTAGGGACTAACCCCTAGGAAAGGGGAGCACCATGGAAGCCCTCGGGCGACTGTTCGACATCGGTACCGGTTGGGTTCCGGTGGACCTCAACACCTCCGACGGAGCCACCGGCAAGCGCATCAGCATGCAGGGGTGCGACGCCATCACCTTCGTGGTCTTCCTGGCCGTGGGCGCCACGGACGACGTGGTGCTGGACGTTCAGCAGCACACCGCGTACACCTCGGGTACCAGTGCCGACCTGGACTCCACGGCGGTGGCCACCTCGTACGGCATCGACCACTACTACATCAAGAGCGAAGCCGTTCTCGACAATGACGAGATCTGGGCGAAGGTAACCCAGAGCGAGGCCAGCGAGGTCACGCTCACCGGCGCCACCTACGGCGACAAGCAGAACATCGTGGTCATCGAGGTGCGCGCCTCGCAACTCGGCGACGGCTACACCCACGTGTCCCTGGTGGCGTCCAGCACTACCAGCACCGCGCACCTGGGCGCCTGCCTGTACCTCACGCACGAACTGCGCTACCAGCGCAAGCCGGTCAACCTCCCGAACCTGCTGCGCCCCGGCGCGGCGAACGCCTAGGAAGGTTGACCTATGACTATCACCAACAAGGGCGCGGCCTTCGCCGCGACCGTGCTGGGACTGGGGCCGGTCACCAAGTCCTCCGGCACCCTGGCCTCCACGGCCATTCCGGTGTTCACCATCGCGGGTGGGGAGGTGATGATCACCAGTGTGTGGCTGAAGGTGACCACGGCCATCAGCACAGACTCCGGCACGGTGGCGTTGCAGAACAACCCCACCACCGGGGACACGGTAACGCTGGTGACCGCCACCGACCTGGGTACCACCGACACGGCGGTGGGCACCATCGTGGGTCTGGACCAGGGGACCACGGCGGCCAGCAAGTTCCTGCGCGGTGGCCGTCACGACATCATGTGGGTGGTGGGTATCGGCCAGGTGGAGATCCTGCCGAACGCGGCCAACGGCGTGGTGACCATCGGGTGCACGTGGGTGCCGCTCTCCGCGGGCGCCACGCTGGTGGCCGCGTAGCCATGACCACCACCCGGACGGCCGTCTCGCCGATCAACGCCACGGTTGCCTACTCGGCTACGAGCGTGACGCTGTTCAGCCTGGTGCGTAACAGCACATTCCGGTCGGTGACCAACAATACCGACAAGAAGCTGTACATCTTCTTCTCGGCGAGTGCGGCCACCACCACCACGGCGAACACGGTGATCGTGGCCGCCGGCACCACGTTCGTGTTCCCCACTCCGGTCTACAACAACGTGGTGACGGCAATCGGCGAGGCCGCGGGTACTGGTTCGTGGAACACCACGGAGTACAGCGGAGGGTGATCGCATGAAACTGACGCAGAAGGATTACGAGGAGCGCGTCGCCCGCCTGGCGGACGACACTTCGCCGGACCCGGACGACGATCGGCGCCTGGTGAAGCACTACGAGCGGCAGGGCTTCACGGTGGGAGCCCAGCCGGTGGACGCGCCGGCGGAGGAGTCCAAACCGCGCGGTGCCCGCCGGAACAACCGGATCGTATGACCAGCACCGGGTGGGAGACGTATGGCGCGATCTTGCGCGTCAACGAGGAGCTTCTTGCCCAGGAACGTGCGCAACGGCCGTCCACCTGCCCGGTGGACGGCCACATCCTGGAAGACGTGCGCGGGGTGCTGCACTGCGTAT